ATAGTGGACTGTGGGACTATAGTTCTATAACCATGAGATTCAATGATTACATCTCCAGTAAGATGATCAGTTGATGTCGTGATCTGCTGAGTCGCCTCAACATTAGGCATTGGCGTGATCTCAGGGATTGGAGGATTTACAGAAGCATCACACTTCGTATAGAAGTCCAAGAACGCAGTCTTAGTTTCAGTATCGAACCGATTAAGAGCAAGATTGACTGCTTTCAGACGATCACTGAAGATCGAGAAAGTCTTAACGATATGAACCAGACGACGAGTTGAAATAATTTCATCAACATAGCCATCATAGAATGCTTTGCGGATAATATCTGACCAAGTGCAGAGTTTGGTCGCAAAGTCATCATCAACACAACCAAGTTGTTCCATATTTTTAATGACGATCTTCTTCTCGACGGTAGGGGTCGGATATTCCTGTTCCATTGTAATCGAGAATCGCTCAAGGAACGCTTCGTTCATAACTTTGGTGCCAACGAAGCGACCATCGTCTGAACCTTTACCTTTGGTGTTACCAGTGATAAAGACGTTGAATCCTTCGGCAGGATGAATAACCTCGCCAGTCTTCTTATTGAAGTATGGCTTACCTTCAAGGATCGGCATTAAGCAGAGGATTTTGGTATTATTGAGATCACCTTCGTCGATGAGCAACACAGCACCACGACGCATCGCCAAGAGAACCGCACCTTCACGGTTGACAGTTGTGCCATCAACCAATTCAGTACCACCGATAAGATCTAACTCATCAGTCTCTTCGGTCACGTTAATACGCAGAATTTCACGCTTTAACTTAGCACAAGCCTGTACGATTGACATCGTTTTACCATTACCAGACAATCCAGTAACATAAACAGGAAAGAAGATTTTAGAACCGATGATCTTTTCGATATCGCTGTAATTGCCGAATGGCACATAAGTCGGATCTTTTAAAGGAACCGTACAAGAGATATCTGCTTGCATTGAAGTAGGACCACCGTGAATGACGGTACGTTCTTGTTCAACAAGAACAGGCGCAGATGGTTTGATCATTTTTCTCATTGGGGGAAATGGCGGTAGTGGTTTAATTGCAGAAACCACTGACATCGCGATGGAATATTTACCGCGCGAGACCTTACGATTTTCATCGCGAAAGAAAAAATACGGAGTAGGAAGTTTTTTCTTTTGGAGAAACATTTTAATTTCTTCAGTCGTTACAACTTCTTTTCCGAAAAACTCATTGATGTCAACAAAAAACTGTTTTTGTTGTTCAGAACTATATGATAATTTAGCCATTCAAACTCACTCCCATTTCAAATTATAAGACTATTGTACTATATCGGGTCTCTAAAGACAATAGTATAAACCATAATAAAATCAATAACTTACGCAGCAATATTTTCCATAAAACGATTCAAGAACATCCTCTGTAAGCCACGGGTGCTCATAGACTTCATGAACGCTCGGGCTAAAACACCTTTCTTGGCTTCTACTTCAACATCGATGTTGTTATCTTGAATCTTAAGATTGCTATTAAGAACCATGAAGTATTCATTGAATCCGAATTTATCAGAAGAATGAAATCCACTTTCCGTTAATTTCTTAGAGAGGTTTTTTTTCTGTTCAACCTGAGCTGCGTAATTTGCAGAAGAGAATTCATAATGAAACATTTTGCGGATAATTGTAGATCTGTTAGCAATAAAGTATCCTGTGTATTTCGCCCCAGTTACTTTCTTAGCAATCTGAATAAGAGCGCGTGCCGAAACGAAACCATCGTCACGATTACCTTTAGTCAAATATTCATACTTGACACGCTCTTTAGTTTCTTTATGTTGAATGTAGATAGTAGAGGAACTATTCATCCAAATGTTACGATCATTCGTAGAGTTGCGCACAGTATGCGTAACACCACCCTCACCATCAGTAAGGAAAATGGCATTGACGTTATCGAGCATGTTATTCTTTTTAAACGAATCAACAATACCGATCGAAGCGATAATCGTTTCGTCTAATGGCGTTCCACCAAGATTTTCAGTATAAGGAAGAAAATCACTGCGGAAATAATTCTTATAGCAAGAACCAACATATAACATGTTAGTAATAGCCTCGCGATATGCAGTACCACTCATATTGCTACTGAGGTATTGTTTAAGATGAAAATTGCGATCAGCAACATCAAGATCGTTGGCTTCAAGTGTGCAATATTCTCCTGGCACAATTCCAAAACGATCTAAATGATAGTGTACATCAGAAAAGCCATAAACCTCAAAAGGAATATTCACTTTCTTACAGAACTGAGTAAGAACAATTGCTTGTTCAAAAGTCGAGTCAATAATATCAGTCATAGAGCCAGAAAGATCAATGAACAATACGAGACCATGATTTTTGCCATGGGGCACACTAGTGACGCGCTGAAATAAGTCTGAATCAAGTTTGAAACGCGACAGTTTTTTAGGATTGATTTTCCCAGATTTACCAATTTTGGCTCGAGCGAGCTGAGTTGCGTTTTTGCGCATCTCGAACTCTTTGACCATGTAGTTGACTACAGGGTTCGTACGTTTAACGAACTCTTGATATTTAACGACAGTATTGTTATGAACAATGTTTTTATTTCTTTCGAGTTCATAACTTTCTGTTGCTGCTAAGGTATTTTTAATAGATTGAGATATTAGCGCATGCACCATTTTATATGGTACGATACATTTGTCATTATATGTTGGGATATTACAGATGAACACTTCACCAGAAGTATTATCGACCAGCTGTTTTTCATTTTCGCGAAATGCATTATCTGTTTCGGAAGAAACGTCTTTCGATTCAGAACCCCCACTAGCACGTTTATCAGTAATGTCAGAAGGTTGAGGTTCTTTGTCATCAGAAGAAGTTTTTTTAGATGATTTATCTAAAACTGATTTGTTACCAGAATTGTTGGTTTCTTCTTCTTCATCAGAAGAGTCATCATCGCCATCGCCGTCATCTTCTGAATCTTCGGACGAATCTTCGTCGTCTTCGATAGAATACTCAAATGATTCCTCTGAATCGTCAGATTCATCATCTCCATCTTCATCTTCATCGCCTTCGTCCCAATCTATATCATCCTGAGGCATCTCAGGTTCAGGTGCATTCTCAGCATCTTCTTTTGCTTTGTTATAGATTTTGCGAGCGATCGCTTCGATTTCTTCCCATGTTTCGGCAGCATTGATTTCGTTTAACACTTCAAGCTCTTCGCCCGAAAACGTAACACGTACATGCGCGCCGAGTTTATAGAATATATTGATGCGATCGATAAAGCGCATTTTGTTAACATCACGACCGTTGATTCCAAAGAAGTCGTCATCAACAAGACGTTTGTATGCGATACTGAATGATCGACGGAGACCAGGAAACTTATCTTTCATTTTGCGCTCGATCCGCGCATCTTCAATAACATTGAGATAAGATTTAAATGAACGGTCATCAATAACGGCATCGTGCCAGCCCTGTAGGGGCGTATATAAAGCATGACCGACTTCATGACCCGCAAGCAAGTCATACATTTCGCCAGTCATTTCTTTAAAGATAGGAAGAACCATTACACGATTCTTCAAATCGAAGTGTGCAGTCTGCACTTTTTTATGTTCGATTATAATATTCTCTTGTGCGAGCAGTCTCGCGAGAATCGACTTCGTTTGAAATAATTGAGTCATTACAGTTCCTTTTCAATGCTTAAGACAATTCTACTCTTAATTCATTGTAAAGGCAACAATAATAACTTCAATTAAATCAATAACTTACGACAACAGATCTACCCAGTCTAATTGCTCTGGCATTTCCACACGATTTACAGAACCGAATTCACGTCTGTATATGGTTTTGCCTTTGTCTGGGCTTTCGTAAATATAATCAACCTGTTTTGTATTCAAAGACTGTTGGTCTTGGAGTTTCATTAACTGTAACCTGCGATTGTGTTTTTGATTCTGGGCTTTTGATATTTCGCTCAAGTTCAAATGCCTTTCTTTGTTTATTTAATTTCTTAAGATTACTCTTAACTTTTTTCTTTCCACGCTCTAAAACAATCGGACTAACTTTATTTAGATGTACGATTCCTTCTAGGTGATCAAACTCATGCTGAAAGATTCTTGCTGTAAATCCGATAAAGGTCTCTTCTTTAGTTACGCCATTGAAGTCTGTGTATCGAACCTTAACGCTTGATGGTCTTTTGATTGGAAGGAATAATCCTGGGAATGATAAACAACCTTCTTCAAAATTGTCTTCACCATGACTCTCGAGGATCTCTGGATTGAAGCAAGCAAAACCAACTTTCTCAGCACCCATCACGAATACGCGATAAGGAAGTCCAACTTGATTTGCTGAAAGACCAACCCCACGATATTTTACCATCGTTTCAATTAAAGAAACTGCAAGATATTTTGCACTGATTGATTGATTATTGAAGTCAAAAGGTTCTAGTTTCTGTTTAAGAATATCTGAGTATGGGTCTACTAGATTGTAGAGTTCATATTCATACATCTGACCATCAACAATTTTAATTTTTTTATCAGCCATTATTTGTCTCCTGTAAATCATAATGTGCGAATTGTATTTCTCCGTTGGCTAAAACGAAAGAAGCCTCAATTCCATCAACCACCTTATATCCTTCTTGCTCTTCACCAGTAAATAGCATCTTAAATTCAACATTAGAGTATTTTTTAATGAGACCTGCTTGCCATTGATAGGGTTCCATTATACAATTCTCGAGAAGTTTTTAACTTTCTCAAATTTGATTACGCTTCTGAACTTATCCATAAGAATATCTCCCTTGTGACTTATAACAAATACATTAGCCTCATTGAGTGAATGGATTAACTTCATAAACTCTTCAGTTCCACTATGGTCTAATGAGCTGTCAAATACTTCATCTAAAATTAAAAGATTAGTGCTCATACTATTCTTCATTCTAGCGATGGCTCTCCAAGTAAAGAGTAGAGCCAAGTCAATGCGCATCTTTTCGCCTTCGGAGAAGTTCTGATAACTAAACTCATCTCTAAACCGAGATTTAATAGTTTCTTTGAACTCTTCATCAATCTCAAAATTAACAAAGAAGTCCATTGATGCTAGATACTTATTCACTAGTTTGTTTATTACTGGCAAATACTGCTTTACAATCTTGGCTTTAATTCCAGAATCTTTTAATAGCGCAGCGGCAACATCAATATACTTCTTACTCTCACCAAGTTCTTTTCGTTCAGTATTCAGAGCTTCTAGTTTCTCTAGAAGTTCTTTGGAAACGTTCATCATGTCTTCACTCAAAACTTTCTTATTCTTCAGCTCTTCGATTTCTACTACCAACTTTTTAACATACTTCTGAATTTGAGTTACAGATGCATTAATTCGGGTTATTTCAGTATTGTGACTATTAATCTTTTTCTGAGTTTCTTGAATTGCAATTAGTCTTTGGCTAATTTTATTATACTCACCTTGCAGTTTTTCTAACCCAGCACTATATTCAGTCAATGAAGAGTTACAGTTATGTACTTTAGTTTCGCCATTATTGATTGTCTGATCGCAGGTTGGGCAAGTACTGTTCTTAGTGTAGAACTCAATTTCTTTTTTAACCTTCGCAATGTTCTGTTCAATCTTAGCCTCGAGTTGCCCTAACTTCTTCTGCTTCTGTTTCATCGAGTCTTCATCTGAAATTGTCGCAATAAAACTATCAACATGCTTTTGTATTAACGTCACATCATTCGAGAGCTTATCAATCTGTTCAATATGATCATCATAATCTTTTTGTTTAGCGTCGATCTGTTCTTGATTGTTCTTTTTAGCGTCTTCAATAAACTTCTTTTGCATTTCAATTTTAGACAAAGTATTATCTACTGCAGTTTTGAGCTCAGTAGAACGATGTTTCATTGCTAAGAGTTTATCTTTAACAATCTGATTCATTGAAGAGAAGATATTGATATCTAACAAGTCTTCAATAATAGTACGACGATCGTTAGTCGATAGCTGCATAAAAGGAACAAAAGAAGAACTACCAAGTATAACGATTTGAGTAAATGCTTTATACTTGAACTTTAGAATTTGATCTTCTAAGACCTGTTGATAATCTTTGCTGGCAGCATCTTGATTCAACAAGTCGCCGTCAACATAAATTTCAAAGATATTCGGCTTAACTCCACGAATAACTTTATAGTTCTTATTTAAGGTGCGGAACTCAACTTGTACGACACAGTCTTTGTCATTAATAGAATTAATTAAACTTGGTTTGTTAATACTTCTAAATGGTTTGCCGAATAAAGCAAACGTCAATGCATCTAACATCGTTGACTTACCAGCACCATTCGTACCGACTATAAGTGTGTCGGGAGATTTATCTAATTCAATTTCTGTGAATACATTTCCTGTTGAAAGGAAATTCTTCCATTTGAGTTTTTTAAAATTGATCATGCTATTTCTAAATTCTGCGCTTCGAAGTAAATATCGTGCATTACATTTTTAAGTTTAATTTTATCTAAATCAATCTCTAAAGTTTCGATAACCTTATCTAAGATAGTTATAGTGTCATCTGATTGATCAACAATATCTTCATCTGAAATTTCAGAGTAGTCAGTGTGATCCTCAACAATAGAGATATCTAATGGGGCGGCTTTATATAAGGCATCTAGAAACATATCATATAAAACAGGATTAATTTTATTCGCTACAATAACTTTAACCATTGAATTTGCATAAGAACTAAAATCTTTCTCAGTAACAGATTGTAATGTTTCTAGTTTATCATCATAAACTATTTTATGAAACATCCTGTAAGGGTTTTCAATAAAGTCAAGTTCGCGAGTTTCAGTATCAAATATATGGAATCCGCGTTTGTCGTTGTAATCTGCCCAAGTCATCTCCCCAGGAGTTCCAACATAGGTAATTGTTCCGTCTGTACTCTTATGGTGAAAATGTCCACTCAGGACAACATCGTATTTGTTTAAAACATTACGATCCATACCTTCATGACATATATTACCACGATCCATTTCAAACCCAGCAAGTTCAAAATGACCAAAACAAATTTGTGATTTACTGTTCTTTATAAAATCATTAATTTCAATTTCATTATCGGCACAAATCCAAGGAATAATATCAATAACAGTTCCACCAAAGGAAACAGTAATCGGTTTATCGTAAACTGTAATGTTACTGTATTCATTAAGTAAGAGCTGCGGCGAATTAACTTCAAGTGTATTCTTAAAGGCAATATCATGATTACCGATCAAAACGTGGAGTTTATATTCTTGGGCTGGTTGAAAGAAATACTTGCGGCTCAAAGCGAGCGTTTGAAACCCAATAAATTTTCTGCGATCAAATAGATCTCCCATCTGAAAGATGGCGTCAATATTGTTCTCTTTCAAATACGGAAAGAAAACCTCTTCATAGAACTTTCTATAAAGATTGTGGAATGGTATGGAATCTCCACGCATTCCAAAATGGGTATCGCCAAGAATACAAATTTTCAAATGTTAAATTCCAAAAGTTGGGTCTATCAATTATACTCTATTCTTTTGTAATAGACAATATTTTTTTGAGTTGCTTTTCAACAACCTCTTTACGATTTGGCCAACGGATCATTACCTTATCAGGATCTTTCATTAAGTTCTGCATAAATGGAACTATGATCGCTTGTACAGCATCGAGCTTTTCTTTGTAAGACTCTGCGGTCTTAAAAGTTGCATTAAATGCGGCTGCTTCTGCTGCAGCTTTAGCTGCTTTATCCTGCTCTTCTTGAATTTCATCCTCATGAACAAAGGTGAAACCAAAATCTTCTGGGTTTGGGACTGGATTAGATGTTTGCATTTTCAATTACCTCATCGTCATCTATTAGTAGTTCAAGGGACTTCTTTCCCTTCTTTTTCTTTTTCAACTTTGCTTTTTCAAAGTTATCTATAAATTCTGATATATTATTGTACTGTTCATATTGTCTTGATGATCCACCATTCTCATCATGCTCAAACTGCTCATACTCATCAAGTATTCCAATCTGCTCAGTAGACTTATACTTTACATACAATTGTTTCTTTTCTTTATGTATACGACGAATGAAAGCGAAATAGATGATTTGAGTAAAGTATGCAAATGGGTTCTTTGACTTCTTTGGATCAAAGTTATCAAAGTACATTACACAGTTTTCAATTCCATCAGCAATCATTTCATCTCTAAAGGTATATGATATGAAGTTAGGTTTATGTGAAAGGTTTTCAGCAATCAACATTAAACACTTACCAATATACTCTGGAATTTTTGGCTTTGTCGTACCTTCACGTTTTGCCTTTCTGAATTCCTTTTTATATTGCTCAATAGTTTTCAATAGATCTGCATTATTTACATAATGCGCACGTTTCTTAGTTTCTGTCATAATAATTTGACCTTTTGTTCAATGTTCGGTACAATAGAGTGTGTCGCGGTTTAAGTAATTCTTTCGTTACTAGTATCTTTAGCCTTGAAAGGCTTTCCAAAAGAGATTACTTTTTTATCTTCATCCATATATTCCTTTTCCTTTTTCTTCAGCGGCGCAGCGTCAGTAAATATATCAAAGACCACCCCGCAATAATATTCTATAATGTCTTCTTCTACATCAGAAAAGAATAATATATTTTTAATATTAATAGAGCAGCTATTTCCTTTAGCAATTCCCTGTGGCATCCAAGAGTGCATATATATAATTTGCTTCCCATTCTCTAAATCAGCTTCAACAACTAAACGCATTGGGTTTACAATTGTTATAGTTCCCTTACTAGCGTCAGCAATTTCAGTAATAATATCATCACCATTTGACATCCTAAAGAATTTTATCTTAGTTTCATTATCCATTTATATTTACCTTATAGGTTGAAATTTTAAACTTCTCTGCATGATATAGTTTAACTCGTTCAGCGTAGTGATTCATCGTGTAGTTTATATAATTATCAGTACGAAGATCATCTGATATATCATAAAGAGTTGCTTTCTCTTTATCTTCTCCGAGTCTAAGACCTCTACCTATTGATTGAAGATTACGAATTTTAGATTTGCTTGGAGACGCGAATATAATATTATGTAGGCGACGAATATTAACCCCAGTAGAGAACACCCCATAAGATGCTACGATGATAGCATCATTTTGAGTCTCAGTAATATGTCTTACTGCTTCTCTATCTTCCGCTTCAGTCTCTCCACAAACGAAAAAGATTTTCCTATTAGGAGTATCTTTAGTCTTCTCTATTATCTTATTATATAATATTCTACCATGTTTATCAATAAATTGAAACAAAATTAATGTATTTCCTTTAAGATCTAAAGAAAGGTTTGTGACAAAATTATTTCTTGATTCGTTAGTTACGATAAAATCGAGCTCTTGTTGGAAGTCCATTTCCTTTACCATTTTACAATATTGTAATGGGTATTTTAATACAAGACATTTAATCTCGAAGTCAGCTAATTGTTTTTTATCAATTAACTCTTTAGTTGTAACAACTTTAACAGCTGGTCCAAAATGACCTTCCAATGTTAGTTTATTAACGATGCTGTCATCAATTGTACCTGTCGTACCAATTCTATATTTAGCATTGGTCATTTTAGTCATTATGTTTGTTAATGACTTGGCTTTGAATCCATGAGCCTCATCGCCAATAACAAAATCAAACTGTTCAAAGAACTTTTTAGGAAACTCAAAAATAGATTGCCAAGTTGAAATAGTAAGTGCTTTAGAAATTACTTTATCTTGACCCTGATAGATTTTCTGAATATGTTTATCGACATCCCAGCCATTAGCTGTTGAATAGTCTTTCATATCCCCATACATCTGTTCAACAAGTGAGATGGTGGGAACAATTAATAATCCTCGTTTACATTCTGACTGAAGAAGATATCGCATTAACATGTATATGATTAGCGATTTGCCTGATGCAGTAGGACTTAACAGAAGAACCTTGCGATACTTTATACTTTTGATGAATCCTGTTATTTGATAGTCACGAGGAACAATAGGAGCTCCTCTTGAACGAAGATTTAAACTTTCTATAAATTTGGTTGCTTCATCATTAGTATAGTTACTGAAAGTTTGTGCAGTAGGGTCAATCTGATAAGAAATATT